CAGCAACGACTGTAGAAGTAACACAGGCAAAGAACTTACTATCTAATGTTAACAGAGAGACACAACAAAAAGGCTGGCACTTTAATACAGAGTGGGATGTTACCTTAACAAGAGATGTCGATAATAAAATACCTATAGGTACTTCAATACTTTCAATATATGTTGAACAAAAGTTGACTACCATAAGAGGTATTTCAGGAGTAATGTATGTATATGATTTAGATTCTAATACATTTACTTGGACTGAGAACTTAACCAATGCTGTTACTATAACTCTCTTAGATTTTCAAGACACTCCTGCAGCATTACGTCAATATGTAACAACTAAAGCTGCTAGGATTTTTCAAGAAGAAATTATAGGTCAAGTATCTGCTGAACAAATAAACAGACAAGAAGAAATGGAAACTTATGCTGATCTGTTAGATGATGAAGCAGAACGTGCAGGATATAACGTAGGATATGGGACAATAGATATGATAAATATGACCAAAGCTTACAGAAGATACTAGTAGATGCCATTAATTAGTGAACAGATTTCTAACCTAATCAATGGTGTATCCCAACAACCCCCTAGTTTAAGATTAGCTTCACAGTCTGAAGTACAAAATAATGGCATGTCTACTATAGCAGAGGGTTTAAAGAAGAGACCTCCATTAGAGCATGTTGTCAAACTAAACTCTAAAACGGATACTGATGCTTACATTCATTATATTAATAGGTCTGAAACTGAGAAGCATGTTGTTGTAATATCTTCAGAACAATTTAGCACAGACTTTAGTGCAGATTTTACAGGAACTCAGTTAGAAATATTTGATTTAGAAGGTAATGCCATGTCTGTTAGTGGTGTTAGTGGTGGTCCTTTAAACTATATAACCACAAGTAATGCTAGAGATGACTTACAGTTATTCTCTGTAGCAGACTTCACGTTCATTTTAAATAAAACTAAAGTAGCAGCTAAGAGTGGAGCTACAGGTGCTACTAGAAATCCAGAAGGAATCATATTTTTAAAGCAAGCAACAAACGCAGCAGTAATGAAAGTTTATGTTGACGGTACTTTAGTATCTTCTGTAGTATCAAGTAATGATGCTGCTGCACAGATCAATGACATCTACTCTGATCTAACAACTGGAGCTTCTCCGTTAAGCGGTACGTTTACTATCACTAAATTTGGTAGTAGTAATATCCACATTACAAGACAGAATGGAGGTGATTTTACTCTACACTGTGATGCACCAGAAAATAATTTATTTGCTATTAAAGATTCTATAGTTGATTTTCCTGATCTCCCTTCTAGAACTAAAGATGGCTTTCTTATTAAGCTGACTGGTGATCCTAGCTCTGGGACAGATGACTATTGGATTAAGCATACAAATTCTTCTGACTCAGATGTTGGATCATGGTCTGAAACTGTAGCTCCAGGATTAGCTAATTCTTTTGATGCTGCTACGCTACCTCTTAAGCTAACTAAAACTGGAGCAACGTCATTTACATTAGCTCAAAATACTTGGATAGATAGAAAGGCAGGGGATGCTCTAACATCCCCAGACCCTTCATTTGTAGGGGAGAAGTTAAATGATATGTTCTTCCATAAAAATAGATTAGGGTTTTTAGCTAATGAAAATGTTATACTATCAGAATTAGGTGAGCACTATAATTTCTTTATCACAACTGCTACTGACCTGTTAGATACTGATCCAATTGATCTAGCAGCTCCTTCAAATAAAGTAAGCATCCTACATAGTGCTGTACCCTTCAATGAAAACTTATATATCTTTAGTGATTTCAGTCAGTTCAAATTAAGTGAATTTGCTGCAGGAGGACTAACTCCAACAAATGCTAAGATATCCTTACTAACGGAATATGAACACGACAAGACTGTCAGCCCCATTGTTAACGGTAGGAAGATTTATTTTGCGAATGAAGAAGATGGCTTCTCTACAATTAGGGAGTTCGGTATCATCGAAGATCTTCAGGAAGAGACAGCGGAGAACATTACAGCTCATGTACCTAGTTACATCAAAGGTAGAGGGTTTCAGATCGTTCCTCATGATGATTTCTTGTTTGTATTATCTGATGAGAATATTAATGAGATCTTTATATATAAATTCCTCTTCCAAGAAGGTGTTAAAAAGTTAAGCTCATGGTCTAAGTGGACCTTTAAAGAAGAAGAACAAGTTATAGGTATGGAGACTATAGACCATATAGCTTACTTTGTTATAGTAAGACCTGATGGTACATACCTAGATAAGATGTCTTTACAAGATGCTAACCTAGTAGGACTAGATGCTACCTCTACACAGCTCTCATTTAAGGTACACTTAGACAGACTAACAGAGCTTACAGGTACATATAATAGTGTCACAGATAAGACCTCATGGACTCTACCATACCCTGATAACTTTGGGTCTACCTTTAGGATAATCTTTACTGCCCAATGGGAAGGAAAACCAGGAGGGTTAGTACAGGGAGTTACTCAAACAGCTCCTACAGCTCTAGAAGCTATTGGAAACCATGCAACATTCCCTGTATTTGTAGGTAAAGAATACCAGTTCTTATATGAGTTCACAGAGCCTACAATTAAAACAGAAGTAGCAGGTAGATTAAGCTCTCTTTCTGGTGGTATACTAAAGATTAGAAAGTTTAATGTAGATTACTTTAGGACAGGCTTCTTTGAGATGAAGGTAACAGCTCTAGGAAGAAGTGCTTTTAGCCATATTTATACTGGTAGAATACTTGGATCATCCTTGAATAAGATAGGTGACGTTCCATTTGAAACAGGTAACTTTAAGAAGTTAATCCTATCAGGTGCTAGAGGCTTAAAAATAGAATTAATATCTAATTCATATCTTCCGTGTGCATTTACAGGTGCAGATTGGGAAGGTAATTATGTAGTGAGGACTGTAGGTAGGAGATAAAATGCCTAATGTTAAGGTTCGTCCTTATATGAAGCCATACCATAGAAAGAGTATATTAGCAGATGTAGTGGAAATAAAAGATAACTTAAGATACGAAGATAAAAGAGAAGTTGAAACTTTAGGTCAAGGACCAGAGCAAGCACTAGGGTATGCCTATCTATCAAGTGCTATTTGTAGATCTGTGATGAATAATTATGATCAAGTTGTTGCTATGTATGGAGTAGTTCCTTCTACTGAATCTGAGTTTTCAGGTATTGTGTGGATGTTAGGAAGCTATGACTTGTTATCTATAAAGACTTCTTTTTTAAAACAATCAAAATCTGAGGTTGAGGGTATGCACACATTGTTTCCTCACCTATGTAATATAATAGATAGTAGAAATGAAGTTCACATCAAGTGGATCAAGTGGTGTGGCTTTAAAATAATAGGAGAAAAGATGTATAATAACGTAAAATTCTTTGAGTTCTGTAAGGTGGCTAAATAATGGAATGGCTATATATGTCTCAATTTCTGTTTTCTGCAGGAACATCAATTTATCAACATCAACAAAGCCAACAAGAAGCAGAGGGTAAAAGACGTAATGCCTATAAACAAGCTTCCATGAATAACAACTTAGCATACATAGCACAGCTTCATGTTAACGAAGAGGATGCCTTAGATCTAAAGAAACAAGGGTTTGAGATGAATGAATTACGCATGTCTATTCGTAGAGAAACAGCTAAACAAGCTGCTATTAATGCAAGCATTGGTGGAGGTGCAGGTAGATCAGGAAATTCTGCAAATGCTGTTTTATTAAATATTAGAAGACATGGTTATAAAGCTTTAGCTCGTAAAGATTTAAACAGAGAAACTAGAGAAATGAGCTTTAGACAAAGAAGAGAGAATATAGCCAATGAAGCTCTCAGTAAAAATAATGCTCTGATGTCAGGTGTTCCTACAGCTCCTTCAGGTACTGGTCTTGCACTACAAATTGGTAGTTCTGGATTACAGTCTTATACAGCTTATAAAAAGGAGCAATAGATGACAACACCAGACAAGCTATTTAAGCTTGATGACATAGAGACTAAAACAGTAGCTCCTAATACTAATTTTCAAGTGCTTGCAGAAGCAGCAGATCAGTCTATAGCTAATCGTAGTACAAACAAGGGACTTGCTGCTTTTGGAGATGCTTTCTCAGGTTTTGTTAAATTTCAACAAGAAGAACAAAATATAGATGATATTAAATTAGCTAAGGATGCTGTTATAAAAGGCGATGTAATGCCTGATGTGGGTCGTGCAGGTCAAGAAGCTTATAAGGATCTGGTAAATTATAATACTTATTCAAAGGCTATGTCTCAGGTAAGAATTTGGGCATTGGGAGATGCTGTTCAAAAAGACATTCTTGATAACCCTGATTTTGTGTCAGCAGATAGAACAAGTGTATTTAAATCTCAACTAGACGTATTTAAAGCAGAGCTATTTAATAGTATTGGGTCTGACATTAATTCTGATATTTATAAAAACGCTACTAGAGAATTTCATAAAATAGAAGAAGATTTTTATTATAAAGTTTATGAACAAGAAGAAACTGAACGTGCTATTGAAGGTATCCAAAGCGTACACAACAATCTTAAAAATATTACAGAAATGTCAGAGCGTACTGGCTTGCCTCTTATAGATGCTTTAACTGAGACAAATTTAATTGATAACAATGTAAACAATCTTGTTGTAACAGGTTCAATTAAAGAGCGTAAGGAAGCTGAAC